CTAATCGTGGATTTCTGCGTCGATCAGCTCAAGGAATCGATTGCACTTGGTCTCAACCATCGACGCAAATTCGAGGGTTCTCTCCCAACCCTGGATGAGCCCGGCAGAGACCACTGCATCATCATCGACATCACTCGGGGAGAAGACCGCCGGGGTGTCGAACATGTAACGAACCGCGCGCATCGAGTGACACGCATTCACATAAGTTCTGATTGCTTCGTGGGGCAAATGGGAGAACATTTCGCTGGAGAAATTGACGTGCTGCACACTCATCAACGCGGATTCCATGGATATACGCATCCGTCTCCACGTCCTCTCCGAAGCCGGACGCTGAAGAAATCGCCTCATCACCAAGGCAACCGTACTTGGGTCCACCATGAGGGAGCGCGCAGCAATAAGGTGCCCAGCCCTCATTCGATCTTCATTTCTCGCGCGCTCATCCTCCCTCTTTCTGGCGTTCTTCGCCGACTGCACGGCAATAACAGTAGCCATTGCACCAATCACCCAAGTGCCGATTGCAGCCGTCCAATCCGCAGAATTCCCTGTATCGAAGCACTTCAGAGGAATCTGGCCGCCAATGAGCGCAACGGTGGTAATCGCCACCCCAAGGCCGAACCCGGAGAAGAAGAGAAATGTTATAGATGCCTGGCTCAGGGTCACGCTGAACTTAATACCCATGCCACCCCCTGTGGCGCCCAAGATGAAGGGGGGATTCTCGCATGATCGAGTCCCTTCTTGCCTTCGCGCTGCTGGCGGCCATCGTGGTCGCGTCCATTGGCGGCGCTCGCATCGTTTCGTGGCTGCTAGACCGACGTGACTACGCCGCCTCGCAGCAGTCCAGCGAAGCCCAGGTCGTCGCACTCGCAAAGCCTGAGATTGCCGCCAACAAGTGCGGTGATCTTCTGGCCGCCGCTCGCTACGCCCAAGAGCAGGAGCGCGCCGCATGAGAAGGTATCCCTCGTTCGCCGAGTTGGCCGAGATTGATATGGGTCTCACAGCGTGCACTGTGTTGGTCGCGCTCGTTCTCGGTGTGGCCGTCGCCTCCATCGGCATCGAACAGGCATGGCCGGGGACTGAGGCCACAGGCAAGAGCCGAGCCAGAGGCCCAGCCATTGCCGTGCGGAGGAGGCGAAGGCTCGGCTTCGGCCGATTCTTGATTTCGCATAATGTATATTATGTTCTACGCATCCTGGGGTGGCTGGCACGTCTCTTGCCGTCTCCCCGGCACCTACTCTGGCATGGAGCCTGATCGTGCGTGATCGGAACCTAACCGGCCCTTGGGCCGGTTTTTCGTTTAAGGGCGGCCGACTGGTCACGCCCGAGGGCCGCGAGCTCGAGCCGCAGGACCTGGCCTGGCTGTCTCTCACAGCCGCACAGGCACAGGAATGGCGCCGCATGATGGAGAACGGCCGTACGATCGGCAAAGCTCGGAAGCCCTTGTCCTTCAATGCTGCCAGCGTGGTGAACCTTTCCGACGCCTTGGCACAGCGCCGACAAAAGCGGTCTGCGGTGGCGATTGCCGGGCCCGACGCCGAACCGCCAACAGCAGTCCTACCGGTACCGGGGCCGAAACGCCGCCAGCGCGTGTGAAGCGCTTCCGTAGGGGCGTCGCCCCTACACCCCGGCTAGAATGCGCCCAGGACAACTTGGGGCGCCATAGATGGCAGGATCAAAGGGTTTGATTTGGAAGGTTGCCTTGGGCGTCTTCCTAGGCGTCACAGCATGCGGACTTGCAACCTGCGGAATAGTGGGCGCCCTGGGCTTGGGCTATATGAAGGACCGCGCGGACGCAGCAAACGAAACACTGAACGTCATAAGCGACGGCCACGGCGCTGAGGCCCTCAACTTCGACGCCAGAATGACTGAGATGAGCCAGGCGCAGCAGGCCGCACGGTTTCCAGTACCGGAAGAATCCCGACAGCGCGTTCCACTCAAGGACGACGAACGCTGCGTCGGATCGACACGCCTTCGCCGGGTTGAGAACGGCTGGGAACAATCCGGCTCATGCCCCTAGAGCCGCGCAAGCTGCCAACACTGCCAGGTGACCAACGTAGTAGCTGTAAAAGGCCCGCCGGCCTCGAGGCAACTCCCAGCGCACACCGGACAAGATCACGACCACTGGAAGCGCCGCCAAGGCCCACAAGTTGCCATTGAACAGGCATAGCGGCACGAATCCGGCCAGCACCAGCAGCGGTCGGCCAGTACGGAACCCAAGCCACGCCAGCAGCACGAAGGCGACACCGGACCACTGGTAGTCCACGAATGCCGGCAGCACCGCCGCGGCGAATGCCAGGACTACCCATCGGCGTTCGCTGGCCGCGTGGACCGCCGCTGCACACAGCGCGAACGTCAGAAGGATGTTGAGCGGCAACCAGTATCCGAAGGCCAGTGCATGCACAGGTTGGGCAATGACACCCCACATGGAAAGCCGGCGAACGGACTTGACCGCGTGGGCACCAGGCTGGGCCAGGTTGAAGGCCATTACCAGAGCGAACAACGGAAAGGCCACCCGCCCCGCTTCGCTGAGTCCAGGTACGTAGCCACCATAGATCACCTTGGCCAGGTGATCCCCGGTCATCAGGATCACGGCCAACCACTTCAACAGTTCGCGTGCGCTACTGGTCATAGGAGGTTGGGCGCCGTGGAAGTGGTCAGGAAGGTGCTGGTCTGATGCGCCTTCGACTCAGGGAACGTGCCTGATGCCCGCTCCACGTGCTGCATCAGCGCCCCACCCGCCTCGCTGCGGAGACGGCGGGATTCCTCCTGATAGTGGGCCGACTGCTGGTAATCGTTCATGCGCCGCGCCTCGGCCTGATTGGTATCAAGGAACGGCTCGTACTGGCCCTCTCGCGCAACGAGCCTGCACTGCTGCTGGTCCATGACATAAGTGGTGCCCTGCTCCGTTTTGCAGCTGCATCGTCCGATCTGATGCTCGCCCATAGCGTCCAGACCATCACCGGATGCCATGCAGTACACCCGTGGCGGCTGATTGGTGGGGACGCTCAGCGAGTCATATGCAGGCGCCGTCCACGGCTGTCCGTCAACTCGCGGTGTCATCCACGCCACGTAGTCGGTGGAACGCGACGCCGAGGGTGATTCGGCTTGCGGCGCGGCTGCGACCGTCGCTCCCGCTCCGTTCTCCGCCGCTTGCGGCGCCGATGCCTGGGGCTGGGCAGTGTCCAACTCCCCTCTAAGCTGGGAATTCACGCGATTCACGGACCACCATGCGCCGTAGATCACAACGGCCAACAACAGAAACGCTGCCGGGTAGTACCAGGGGATGTGCCTCTCACTGGTGTCCATCACGGTGGACTCGTAGAGACCCATCGGGCGCTTAGGCAGCTTCACCCGCTTCAAGATCAACGGATGGCCCTTTTCAGGGTTCTTTTCGTATCGGTCGAACGTGCGCAAGTGAGCGAACGGCAGGCCAAATCGCCGACGCACATGCACATGACGTTCAATCAGGTCCTGCACGAAGTCGTCGCACTGCCGGTCTGGCGACTGGCTGACGAAAATGAAGTCCAGGCCGCGATGCCGATGCTTGGCCAGCTGTTCGACGTGATGCGGAACCGCCGAACCAGGTCGACGCTTGGGCAGCATCCCATGCTCGTATGCCTCATCGACCACGCAAACAGCGCCGTCGGGAAGGAAGTTCGGCCAGTCGCAGAACTCTTCAGGCGTCATCGGCAACATGCGAGCGTCTTCGTGCTTGAAACCGCGCACGTTACAGACGTAGACCAACCGCCCCTCGTTGAGGAAGTCGATCGCGTGATCGATCGCGTGCAGCGTTTTCCCATGACCAGGCTGGCCCGTGTACCAGTAAATCATTCCTTGGTCACTCCCAACTGCTGCGCTGCCGAAGTGGGCATCGGGATGATCTTGAACATAAAGCGCACCGACAGCGCCGACAGGATCATGGTCATGAACTGATCGAAGCCGACTGCACCCATGAAGTTATGCGCCCAATCCGGCAGGCCGCCCATGTAGTTGCTGATGAAGCTCTTGAGCTGAGGAAGTACCTGGTTCATCGACACCAGGGTGATTCCCGCTGCGCTGAGCCCCTTCGTGACGATGCGCCCGACCCCGCCAAAAAGGACGGTCCATACCAGGTTCACGCCACGCGTGATCCATTCCCAAATCATGCTCATTAGGCGTCTCCGAAGACGATGCGGTACGAAATGAAAGCGCCCATGAGCAACATCACGGCGCGCATGGCCGCCACCAGCTGACACCACCAGGTCGTGCTATCGAGCGAGACGGACCCAAACTTGCCAAAGTCCAGCGTCCCGAACGTCGGGCATGATCCGCCGCCGAAGCCGCTGGTATCGATCAGGCTGGAATCGAACTTCCATGAGAACTTGCCAGGTCCATCAACGTCCTCTGCGCCGGCATGCGGATTGCCGATGCTGCCCTGCCCCTCGCCAGGTCGGCCGGAGCAAAGCTGTGCGCGCTGTGCGCGGAGCTGGTTGGCCTGAACGGTGTCGCCCTCGACACTAAAGGGCGCATCGCAGTTCCCAACGTCGCCGGTCACCTTGCCGCCGTTGGCCTTTTCAGCTGCGCACCGGGTTGCCCAGGTCTGCATCGCGATCATGCCGAGAATGGGATCGCCACCAGTGGCCGGAGGCGTGGCGCAGTTGCCGCCACCGCTGGCAGTGTTGCCGTTCCCCTCGCCTTTCTCACCGTTGCCGTTGCTACCACCGGCACCGGGGCCGGAGCCATCGCCAGGTGTCGGTGTATTGCCGTTAGGCGTGCCCTCGTTCTTGTAGCCGTTGAAATTGTTGGTGGTGTTGCCGTTGTTGTTGGTAATGCTGCCTCCCTGCCCCGTCGGCTTCCAATCCTCGCCGGGACGGTTCGTCGGAGGGTTCACCGCTGTGTTTGGCGCACTGATGCTCGCCGCCTCAGTGCGAGAGTTGTTGGTCTCGGTGTGGCCGGTCTTGTTCGAGGTATCAGCGGCGCAGGTGCGGAAGCCGGACGCGGTGCTGATGCACGTCTTGTCCTTCGATTTGCACACCTGATAGCTGCCCGCCTGATGGCAGTACTCATCCTTGTTTTCGGGCTTCGGCGGCGTATTGTCCGGAATGCAGACAGCCCCCGTAGCCCGCCAGGTGCCAGAGCGAATCGAAATCGCATTAGGATTGCCGTTCTCACGTAGTGAGAAATCTGTGCCGGGGTCGAGGTTCGGCGCGACCTTGCAGCCGTTGTCGCAAACGCCGCCTGAATACATCGTGCCGTTAATCATCCCAGCCTGGCCGTCTACACGCGTCTTGCACGTTCTGTCGCAATCGTACGGCTTGAAGGTGATGTACCCACCGTTCGTTGCGAGCAAGCCGACAGCACAGGACCCGTCATAGATTTTGCCCAGATCAACACATTGCTTCGCTGAGTTGCCTGCGTCGAACATCGGGCTCTCACGGCACGCGATCGCTGCCTGACCAGCGTCGTCCGCGAATGCCTGGGGCGCCGCCAGGATCGACGCCACAAGACACACGATCAGCGCTACGAATCGAATGCGAGCCATAGCGCCCCCAGTACAGCCACGATCACGAAATAGCCCATAAGACCCCCAAAAAAGTAGGGGCGACGTGCGCCCCTACTTGGCCTGCTTGATGTTCCCCCACAGCAGAAACAGCCCCTTCACCGCTGCGAGAACCGAGAGGATTCCCGCGATGACCTCAGCGGCCGTCGCGAGATACCCCATGATTGCTACTACGACGGGCACGACACCCGCACCTGGTTACTTGGCGCGCTTGATCATCGACCACAGCAGGAACAGGCCCAGGACACCCGCCAGAACAACCAGGATGCCGCTGACACTGGACTTGCCGTTGGTGATTTCGGCGGTGATGGCCTCAGCCGGGCCGCCACTGGCGAGCGCGGCGCCGCTGGCGACCATGGCGGTGGCACCGGCAGCGACCTTGGTGCCGGCCGTGCGGGCGAAGGAAACGACGTTGCTGGCGATCTTGTTCATCTTCATGTCGGTACTCTCTTGGTTGGGTCAGAACCGCTCACGGGACACACGGGCAAACTGTCTGAAAACGACGCCCAGTGCCCAGCAGGCCGCGATTGCAAATGCGACTTGCGTACCCTCAGCCAGCGTGAGCGGCGGTAAGACTGGCTGAGGGTTTTCGATCCAGACCGGCACAGCGCAGACGCCATCGGTGCCGATGTTCTGGACCGCACACGACTGGATGTAGACCGGGTCTGGCATGAATCAGACGCCCGCGCCAGGTCGCGCCGGCTGCTTTGCCACCGGCCGCAGCACGGTGAACTTGCTCAGCGTTGCCACACCCTTGTTGACCTGGATCATCGATTCCACGTCCAGTTCGTATTCGCCCTCGGGGTAACCAGGCTGGCCCTTGTCCAGGCGCACATCGAACGGATAGGCGAAGCCGCCCGTTTCCAGCTTGCCTTTCTGCTTGCGGGTGGTGTACTCGACGTTCTCGCCGGCGTCGTTCTTGAAGCTGCCGCCGCGTTCGTCAATTTCGTTCTTCAGGACGGTGACCTTGATGCTCATGTGCTGTTACCCCTTTTGGGTTGGTTGTATGACCACGCTTGTGGCCCAGTTCGCTGCTACGTCTCCTGTTGCCCACTTCGGCAGCTTTGGCGAAGTGCAGGTTTTGAAGACCGCCACTGCCACTTCTTCATCTGGGCAGGTGCGGAACACGAAATTGACGAAGCCGCCGTATTGGCGCTTGAAGTGACGACATGCGCTCTTGAACGTCGCAACCGCCGCCGCTTTGGTGACGTCAATGCGCGAAGAAATGCAGCGCAGGAAGCGCAACACGGGATACGCGCCCAGCAGGTACGCGGCAGGATCGCGGAGCAGGTCGAGCGGCAATTCCTTGCGGTTGGACGCGCGGAACTGTGCTTCGTAGCGCACCCACGGTGAGGACTTGTCGCCCAGTTCCCGGCCTTTCTCATAGACGCGCAACTGCTTTTCCGACTTCTTGCCGCCGACGTACAGGGTCTTGCCGTCCCCACTGTCATAGTCGTCAACCAGCTGCGCTTTAGGACGCTGACCACGATTGTCGAACTCGCCTTCGTCGTACCACTTCTGTGCCAGGCGCAAGGGATATTTCCCCATAAGATCGTCAGCGCACACGTCAAGACGGGTCATCCTTCCGCCGCAGCTTTCGAGCTTCGCTCGAAGCTCCAGCCACCGCTGCGCATGGCCGCAGCGCGCTGCGGCTATCGATTTGCACCCCTCGCCAGTTAGCTCGATGCGGGCCGTATACGTGCCATCAGCGCGACGGCAGTTCTCGCCACCCAACTCGATCATGCCGACGAACTTCTTTTCGGCATTGATGATCTTGACGCGCCACAGGTAGAAGCGCCCTCCCCCGGCTACTTCATCCAGTTCAAGGCCCAGCCCAGCGAAGAACCAGCAGAACATCTGCAACGCGACAACACGGGCGTTATCGGCGCTGTAGTCGATCCAGGTGCGAACCTCCTCAAACGAGTCGCCGTCGCGGAAGGCCAGTTCGTTGAGGGCCGCGAACATGTCCACCGAGGCAGAAAACCAGTCGATGCCGACCGTCAGGGTTCCGTCGGCGTTCCTGAATTCACTGACTCCCCTGTTAGACGAGGGGAGTCCCAACTCGCCGGCCATCACGCAGCCCTCCGCTGTTCAACCCGCGAGCAAAGCCGGGCCAGGTCAACCAGCCAGGCTGCCAATGCGGCCGGCGTGTGTTCGCGTTCGGCCTTGGTGACCTCAGGGCGCCATTCGGCATCGCCCTTGCGAATGCGTGTGCCGTCCTTGCGGGTCCGCCCTTGGGCGATGACGTGGGTGGATCGGCCGAGGCGCAGGGGCATTGCCGGCAGATCACCAGGCTCAATGCCGACGATGTAAATCCAGGTCGGTTTGTCGGCGCGGTGTCCCCATGCGCTCTGGAGAATCGGCAAGGTCCAGCCACCGAACTCATCGCGCTGACCAGGTGCCGGCAGGCCGGCCGCTGCCCACAGCGTCGAACCAGCTGGATGCTCCAGTGCCCCACCCCATTTCCGCACCTGGGCGACGGCGAACATGGCCAGGTCGCGCTCACCTGGTGCCGGGGTGACGAAAGCACGAAGACGGCCCCATGACCGGCACGGGGGATGGGCTACAACCGGCATGCCACCGGCGAAGCTCAACGCGTTGCGGTCGAAGTCGAACGCATCAACGCCAGGCATTGCCTTGTAGATCGAATCGCGGCGAACGAACAGGGCGGCAACCAGGCTCACGGCATGGCCTCCTGTTGTTCGGCGTAGCGGGCGGCGGCGCGCAGGTCGCCGCGCTTTGTGGCGGCGATTTCGGCCTGATAGAGGGTTTCGTCGTCCGGGCTCCAGCCGGTTGCGGCCAGGTCGGCGCGTGCTTGGGCTACGAACGCGGCTTCGCGTGCAGCACGGCGGGACGACTCCCCTGCCCGACCGATGCACCACGAAGCCAGTTTGACCAGCCCTAACGAGACGGCTGCGATGGAACCCAGCAGCGCGGCAGAAATGAGTGCATCCATGTGCAAGCCCCTCCCCAAGCCCCTACCCCAAGGGAACCCGCCAGCGGCCTTGGGGTGCCGGTGGCGGGTGTGATGTATCTACATCACGCGCCGCATGTAAACTGATCCTATCACGTCATGTCAATAGGATTCATCACATGAACGCTCTTGCAGATCTTCTGGACGCAGTGCGCGAACGGTCAGGACTCCCGTCCGACATGGCTTTGGCAACGAAATTGGGAATCCAGCGGCAGACCCTGCATCAGGCTCGAAAAGGCGTTGCGGGCCTTTCGGATGAGCGAATTGCGCAGCTCTGCGAGCTGGGCAGGCTGGATGGCGCCGTTTGGCTGGCGAAGATCCACGCCGAGCGGGCTACCTCCCCGGTAGAGCGCCGGGTATGGAGGTCGGTGCTGGACAGGCTAAGCGCGGCGGCGGCAGTGCTGATGCTGGTAGTGTTCGCAGCACCAGGCGCCGCACGCGCCAAGGCCATTGATTCAGAAGGGTTTTCCGGCTCGGCTCAGCCGCATTCTGTATATTATGTTCAAAGCGTCCCCGGGGGCGCTGGCGTACCGTTCGCCTCAATCACCGCCTTGCTATGCCAAGCCAAGAAGCCAGCCTCCCCAGCCTGCCCCTCGCGGCTTGGCAGCTACGGCTTCCTCCATCGTCCGATCAGGGTCTGCGGCTCCATTCAGTCCTTGATAGGCAACGAAAGCCAACGCTCTCAATGACAGCAAGGCAGACAAAGCTGTAGGCGCCCAAAGCAGGACCTTCATCGTTCTCCCGCCTCCAATTGCATCGGCCGGTCACGTGCCATGACAGGAACGTGATTTCCGTCCGGCGTGACGCGTCACGTTAATGGTCCATGGCAGTCCGCTGCCGCAGGCCCTCCATCTCAACCTGGCGCCCCTTTCTGCA